TCGGGCCGGGGCGGCGTCGACGGCTGCGCCGCGCTGACGTGCGACGGTATCTGATGACCGTTCCGTCGCCGAAAAAGAACAGCAGCGTTCGGCAGTAATCCACAACATTCCGCAAGGTTTGGAAACTACCCCATCGACGGTTCACGCGATCGGCGCGTAGCCTTCGGTTTGTCTGGTTTTCCACTCGACGGAGAGCAGCGAACCGGAGCCCTCGATGTGACCCGCGCCGAAGCCGCACGCCTCAACGGCCGCAAGGGCGGTCGCCCTCGCAGACGTCCTCCAGCCCCACCGCTGGACAACCCGTTCCATCTCACCGCACGCGAGTTGCTCTTCGTCGAGGCGTACTGCGGGGCCGCGCGGTTCTCGGCGAGCCGCGCGTACCAGCTCGCCGGCTACCGGACGACAGGGTCCGGTGGCCGCTCCAACGCCTGCAAACTACTGGCAAAACACCGCGTGGCGGAGGCGATTGCGGGGCGACTCGCCGCACGGGTCGAGCGGCTCCAGGTGATGGACGGCGATGAAGCGCTCGAGCGGCTGACGCGCTACGCGCGGGCCGACATCGGCAAGGTCCTGGGTCCCCACGATCCCATCGCGCAGCTCCCCGACGACATCCGGCTCACGATTCACCGGGTGCGCGACACGCAGTTCGGCCGGGTGATCGAGCTCTACGACGCGATGAAGGCCACGGAGCTGCTGGCGAAGGCGGCCGGGAAGCTCGTCGAGCAGCACAAGCACACGATCACGCTCGAGGACATCGTCGCGGGCGCGGATCCCGAGGGAGCGGTGGCGTGACGTGGCGACGGCTGACCATCCTGGTCGCGTTGGTGGTGATGGGCGTCCAGGGCTCTGAGGCGTTGATGCGCGCGCGAGACAACGTCCGGCGCTGGAAGGCCCAGCCGGAAGTCTTCGTCCATGAGCAGTTCGGCGTCGAGCCCGACCGCTGGCAGCTCGAGGCGCTGCGCGCGTTCGCGGACCCGACCAAGCCGCGCATCAGCCTGCAGGCGTGCGCCGGGCCCGGCAAGACCGCGGTCCTCGCCTGGTGTGGCTGGAACTTCCTGAGCTGCTACGGCGCGCGCGGGGAGCATCCGAAGGGCGCGGCGGTCGCCATCACGTGGGACAACCTCCGCGACAATCTCTGGCCCGAGCTGTCGAAATGGCAGCAGCGGTCGGAGTACCTGCGGAGCGCCTTCACGTGGACGAAGGAACGCATCTTCGCCCGCGATCATCCCGAGACCTGGTTCCTCAGCGCCCGCTCGTGGCCGAAGACTGCCTCGCCGGATGAGCAGGGGAAGACCCTCTCGGGCTTGCACTCCCGGTTCGTGCTGGCGCTCATCGACGAGTCCGGCGCGATCCCGATGACGGTGCTGCGCGCCGCCGAGCAGGCGCTCGCGGACCGCCCGGTGTTCGGCAAGATCATCCAGGCCGGCAACCCGCTGAGCCTCGACGGCATGCTCTACGCCGCGGCGACGCAGCTCCGCGACCAGTGGCACGTCATTCGGGTGACCGGCGACCCGGACGACCCGCGCCGATCGACGCGGATCGATCTGGCGTGGGCTCGCGCGCAGATTGCCGCCTACGGGCGCGACAACCCGTGGGTCCAGTCCTACATCCTCGGCCAGTTCCCGCCGGCGTCGATCAACGCGCTCCTCGGCATCGAGGACGTCGAGGCCGCGATGGGCCGGCACCTCCGCATCGACGCCTACGACTGGGCGCAGAAGCGCCTGGGCGTCGACGTCGCGCGCTTCGGCGACGACCGCACGGTCATCTTCCCGCGCCAGGGCCTCGCGTCGTTCCGGCCGGCGGTCCTGCGCAACATGCGCACGACCGCGATCGCCGCGCGCGTCGCGAAGGGCATGGCCGACTGGGGCGCCGAGCTGGCGCTCGTCGACGACACCGGGCACTGGGGCCACGGCGTCATCGACAACCTCATCACGGCCGGCTACCCCGTCACGCCGGTGATCTACTCGGACCCCGGCCTCGACCGGCGCTACAAGAACCGGCGCGCGGAGATGTGGATCTCGATGGCCGAGTGGGTCAAGGCCGGCGGCGCGTTGCCCAACCTGCCCGAGATGGTGCCCGAGCTGACGACGCCGACCTACACGTTCCTCGGCGGCCAGTTCGTGCTCGAGGAGAAGGACCAGATCAAGAAGCGGCTCGGCCGCTCGCCCGACCTGGCCGACGCGCTGGCGACGACGTTCGCGATCCCTGACATGCCGGCCGCGATGATGCGGCGACTGCAGCGGAACACGTCCGCGACGCGCGACGGCGACCCGTTCACGCTCCCGGGCGACCAGCCGGCCGCCGGCCGGGCGCTGCGCGACGGAGACCCGTTCTCATGACGATTCGCCCGGCCACGCGCGACGACGGCACGCGGGTGATCGAGATGGCACTCCGTTTCCTCGAGGAGACGCCCTACGGCGTGACCCTCTCGGGCGCGACGCCCTCGAGCCTCGCCGCGGTGTTCGAGGCGGTGCTCGAGCTGGGCGTGATCTTCGTGGCGGAATCCTGCTGCGGCCGCCTCGACGGGTTCCTCGCGATCGCGGCGCTGCGGCATCCGCTGACCGGCCGGCTCTACGCCGACGAGATCGCCTGGTGGGTCGAACCCGAGGCGCGCCGCGGCACCGTGGGCGCGCGGCTGCTGGCCGAGGCGGAGGCGTGGGCGCGGGCCCGCCAGCTCGGCCTCGTGAAGATGGCGGCCCCGGCCGGGTCGCACGTGGGGCGGTTCTACGAGCGGATGGGGTATCAGGCGGTCGAGACCGCGTACCAGAAAACGCTCTCGCCGGCGAGCTGAGGGCGGCGTCGTGCGGCGCTGGCGGGCCTATGACGCCCGGCGCCGCGAGATCGCACGAAGGGGGAGAGGGACCATGCACGGGAAAGGGATCGCCGGGGTGCTCGTCGCCGTCGCGTGCCTCGCGGCCGGCTCGGCCGGCGCGCAGGTGCTTCCCGAGCCGGTGTGCGCGACGCTGCGCGCCGAGCGCGCGACATACGGCGCGACGCCGACGAGCGCCGAGCTGGGCGCGCTGCTCAACGCCGTCGCCTGGGCGCACCGCGCCGACGGCTGGGGGCTGTCAGCGAAGGCGGCCGGGTCGCGATGCCCGTGGCCGGGCCCCGGCGACGTCGCGTGCGACATCCTCCACCGCCGAACCGACGGACTGATCTGGGACGTGCTCATCGCCGCCGGCGAGCGCGCGGAGCCGTCGTGTGTCGAGGCGCTCGGCCCGCAGACCGACCCGGAGCGCCCGTGGGTGGCGCCCGTCGACCCGGGCGGCGGAGCGCCGCCGCCGCCGCCGGGCCCGGTGCCGGGCGACCAGCTCGAGGCGTTGCGGGCCGCGGTCGCGGCCGTCGGGGCCCGCCTCGAGAGCCTGACCGCGCCCATCGAGCAGGGCCGCGCCGACAGCCGCGAAGCCGCCGAGCGGACGGTCGCCCTCGAGGCGGCGCTGGCCGAGGCGCGCGTCGAGCTCGCCGCGGTCGCGACGTCCCTCGAGGAGCACCGCGCGGAGGCGCGCAAGGTGCGGAACTGGGTCAAGGACTGGCGCAGTTGGGCGGCTGTGGCCGGCGGGATCATGGCCGGCTTCGTCGCGAAGCGAGGGTCCTGATGGCGGCGTTCTCTTCGCTGGCGCTCCTCGGCCTCGGCCTGGCGGGTGGTATGGCGGCCTCGAAGGTGCTCGGCCGTCGGCGTCAACCCGCGCAGGCGCCGAGCGAGATCCAGGCTCCGGCGACGCGCGCGGACCTCGCGCCGGCGCCGCCACCGTCCACGACGCAGGCCTCCTCCGACGCGACGCGCCAGGCGCAGCAAGCGGCCGTCCGCCAGCGGCGCCGCGCGGCGGGCGCCGGCACGGGGCTCCCGATGTCGCGGCGGTCCGGCCGGCGCGGCCCGGCCGCGCGCCTCGAGCCGCTCACGCTCGGCACCGGCATCCTGGGAGGCTGACCCGACGATGGCCACGGCACTCTACGCCGCCCTCAGCGCGGGCCCGACGACGAAGCGGGAGCGGCTCGACCAGTACCGCGCGGCGTTGTGGCGCGATCGTCAGAGCGGGTTCGACGCGCACTGGAAAGAGCTGAGCGACTACTTCTTCCCGCGCCGGTCGCGGTTCTGGACGGGCGATCGCAACCGTGGCGACAAGCGCAATCAGTTCATCCTCGACTCGACCGGCCGGTTCGCCGCGCGAACGCTGCAGCACGGCCTGCACGCGGGCCTGACGTCGCCGGCGCGCCCGTGGATGCGGCTCACGACGCCAGACCCGGACTTGGCCGAGTTCGGGCCCGTCAAGCAGTGGCTCCA